GCGTCGGAAGTGCTGTTGGTGACATAGCAGGTGGTGCGGTTGCAACAGCGATAAATGCGGCTGTACCTGGCTTGGGTACTATAATTGGTAATGTTATTGATCATGCCGTTACTAAGGCTTTTAAAGATTTAGGAGACTGGCTTGCTTATTTTGCTGAACATGCTACTAAGACACGCAATGATTTAATTGATGCGGCTTTACAAAAAATCCGATCAGATGTCAAGGCTATGTCGACATATAGTATTGAGATTCAGCAAAGTGCAGTTGAAAAGATTTATGCAGCGTGGGATCAAAACATGAGTGCAATTAATGCGACTCAGGGTTATACAAAAGAGGCTTTAAATACCTTACAGGACTCAGTAGCACAAAGATTACAACGTGAAGGTTACGGTAATGTCATTAATGCTGCTGATTATGTGACACAGCTATCTAATACACTTAATGCTAAACTTGGTGGTGAATTAGCAGAAGCTTTTGCAGCACAGAATTTAATATTGCAAAAAGTAGTGCCTGAAATTGATTTATCGTCTATGTCAGCTGATTTTGCTGCTATCTATACAAATGCACAAAAACAGGGCATGTCTGGTGAAACCGAAATGATCAGTGCGATGAATCAAATCGCAGGTGCTGTTAAAGCGCTGGAACAGGTGACTGAGGGTAACAATCAGTTTATTACACAAACAGGTGCGTTCCTTAAAAAAGCTGAGGAAGTAGTCAACCGTTCCGGAGGTACAGCAGATCAGATAGCATCGCTTACTACCCAAATGATGGCGGCTGAAGCACCTTTGGCAGCTTTAGTACCGCAATTGAGCGGTTTTACGAATACAATTGTAGACACTCTGACTAAGGGCAATGATGCAACTGCGGTAGCATTAAGATCCATTATGCACGATATTAATAGTAATATTGGTATAAGTGCAACCGACTTTATGCAATCCTTTGTGGAAGATACACAAGGTACGCTTGCAACGGCATATGCAGCGATTGATCAGTTTATTAACAGTAACTCTAACGCAGGTGCACGTCAGGAGTTTTACGGTGCGATGGAGTCTGTCTTTGGCTTGCAAGCAAATCAGATAGCACAAATTGATTTCAGACAGATTGCAGACGAAGTTGCAAGAGCAAGTACTGCTACTAACATGCAGGAGCTTGTAAAAGCTGAGAACCTTGTTAAATCGGGTGAGACTACTACTTTTGAGGATCAGCTTATCGCAAACACATCAAATCAGCTGTTAGCTACTAACGCAGTACGTGACACTATTGATAATAGATTGATGCGTAAACTGGAACAGAATGAGTTCACGCTGGAAAAAGCGGTGTATGAGTTAGAAGCAACTCAGACAGTTGACTTTGCAGACAAAACACTTAAATTCTTTACAAATCTTGTTGACGTGATTGCAAGCGTAATCGATCCGTTTGGTTTATTCAGAGGACTTACGACTATTGCTGATGTTGTGACTTCCTCCTTTATTGACGACGCTATGTATACAACTACTGCTGTAGCTTCTCAGGTAGGTTCAGCGGCTGTGTCTAAAATCGATGAAGCTGCTGCTGACCGACGAACAGAAGCAAATCAGCAAAAAACAGCTGAAAATGTTGCATATGCTGCTATGCTCACTAATAGTGCGTATGCTGCACAAAAAGTGGTACAGCGTGACGGAATCAGCGACACATTTAAAGAGATGTTTAAAGAAGCTGTATCGAGCAGTGTGGCTGAATCAACACATCCAACCGAGATGGCTGATTTGACTAATAATAATGTTTTAAACGATATCGAAGAAAAGCGTCGGCAACAACGTGAAGCTGAAATGCACAAAGCTGAAACGGATCAGAATCAAAAAGACTTTGACCGTAAACGTGATGCAGCTATACAGGCTCAGCAGGCAATGCTGAATGCGGAAAGAGCGGTTGCATCAGAGAACCACGACAACATCGCAGCCATACGTGAGTCGGTATCAAAACTGGATGAACTCAGCAATTATCTGTCACCGATACTTGATGAAAACCGTAATCAGAGTAACCTGTTGCAGAGCCTTGCTGAAAAAGTAGACAAACTGGTGCTTGCTGTGACGAATAAAGCGGCACAGCCGGCACCGACAAGCGTAGTTCCGAATGTCAATACATCGTATAATGAACGAAACCGTATATACGGACCAGTTAAAACCTGGTAGAAAGGTGGTGCTGAACAGTGAGTTGTGAAACAAATTATGCAAAGCTTGAAAAACAAATACCAGAGATGTTACAGACACCGACTTCTACCGGCTACGGTAATATGTATCTGCTGTTACGCATCAGAGCGGCTAAGTTCTGGAGAGAGAGTTTAGTGACTCTGTCCGACGAACAGCTGAGAGCATACTGTAAATATATAATTGATTATATGTATCCGAATCTGCATACTAACAACACAAATTTATACAATGAACTTGCATTTGTTCCGCTCCTTGACAGCGGATCACCGGTATATACAACAGACCTGTTTAATCTGTACAACTATCAGTGGTGGCTCGGCAATGTGACCGGACCTGAAAGCTGTACACGTGATATTGCATATCTGTGTGCACTGCTTGATATGCCTGTAAGAGAGGACTGGTATGCAGAACTGGAAACACGTATTATTGAATATCAGTCATCTCATGTTAAAACAATAGAACAGGTTACAGGTTACGGCTGCGGAGAGACTATAAAACGACTCAGGCTGTTGCAGCAAAGGGGGTTTGAAGTACTGTGAAATCACTGTTACCGATTGATGAATCATGGACTGTGCGTACTTTTACACGTGCTGTCGGACAGGCTTCATCAATACTTCGACACAACAATCTACCGGATACATCCACAGGTGCAAAGCCGTTTGCTACGCTTTTAGAACAGCAGTCCAATCTGATCGGTAATCTGACAGCTGGGATAAAGAATGTCGGTGGCACTGAACTCGACTTTGAATATAAACAAGAAGATCAGTCCAAAGCTATTAAATCGTCTCTTGCAGATGACATTAAAGCAGTTGCACTTGCATCTTTGAGTCCGTCGGGTTTTATTCAGCATGCACTGACAGGTCTGTTTCCTGGTTTTATGACAATACCGAGAGCTTTAATAGATACAATAACACCTGTAGTAACCAATCTTCAGAAAGAGATTCTTGACACGTCAGATACAAATCTGCCGAAAATACAACAGTTATTGCAGACAAGCATACCTGAAATTCAGATACCGTCACGACCGACCGGTCGTGTTTCTTCGGAGTCAGATTGGTACTGGCGACCGAGAGGTGAGGTCATGATTCAGATCGACGGTGAAGAACCGATGGAGATACCAGCATGGCCTTCCGAAATAGCGGATAACATTGCTGTATCGTGGAGTCAGGAAATGACGACATTTCAGTTCTATGAGAATCAGAACACGTTCAAACAGTCTGGACCACGTACTATGAATCTGCATTTTACACTGCACAGAGCAATGTGGACAGGTAACCAGGACAGCGGTGATTGTGAGCGGTTAGTTGCTTACATTCAGTCAGCTTGTTATCCGGATTATAACACACAGGCGTCAGAACCGCCAAGAGTGCTGTTCACTGCCGGTAAATCTGTACGTATCTATGGAATTGTAACAGGTATGCAGACTAAATATTCCGGACCTATTGGTCCTGATACCAAATACGATTGTGTTGATATTGATCTGAGTATTACAGAAGAATCGCAGAACGTACTCAGCACACAGGCTGTCCGTGCCGGACTTGCAGGCTGGAGGTGATTTTAATGATAACTTATTTAAATCCGTATCAGTATACTAAAGACTCACGTTATGCAAAGCTGCGGACTATTAAGCAGGACGGAGTATCCAAGTCATATCATGAAGTCACTAATGCGTTTTCCAAAGTTCCGGCTTCGGAGTGTCAGCTTTACAAAGTTGTCGGCATTTACGTAAATCGACTGGATTTAATAGCTGACTATTTCTACGGAGATGCCGGACTTTGGTGGTATATCGCTAAACAGAATGATATCACTGATTTTGATACTGTGCCTTCCGATACTGTATTGCAGATACCTCCGTATAACTCACTGATGACCGACGGACGTGTTCTTGAACCGCTCTCTTACATATTCCTGAATTTGGGAAGGGAGTGACGATATGCCGCACAAACAGCCTTACATGCAGCTTATTATTCATAACATGTCTTTAAGAAGTGTCGGTGCTAAAGTGCCGTCACCGCTTGTCGGTATTCAGCTTACAAGTGCAGAGTCAGGCTTGCAGACAGCTTTTACAGCTACACTTCAGATTCCGGGTGATGCCCGTAAACAGGCACACGTAGGAGCATTTGAAATGCTGCTGTATGAGTTCGCACAAATGCGCGGTGATTCTGTAACACCGTGTTACCTGCAACTAGGATGGATTGATGAAACAGGACAGTTTGCTGGTCTTGAAGTCAATGGAATGTTCGTTGAATTTAATGCTACTGTGAGAACAGGATTTACCGAATACGTGCTTTCCGGTATTGGAACATTCACATCTGTAGCGACTGTCAGAGGCATAGCGGTACCTGCCGTCAACGGCAATTACCGACCTTCGGAAGTAGTGAAGGCACTGCTTGACTACATTAATGCTGATGAACTGTTCGACTATGACATTGATCATGACGATGAGATAGTACATATTCATCGTCCGTCATGTGTAACAAGTCTCGGTGAGTATATCAACGGCAGCGGTGAACGAACAGGTTTAATTCAGCAGTCATACTGCGTCGGTTCCAAGTCAGCTGCTTATGGTCTGCCTTTTAACCGCTCCATTGATTTCTACAGACGTGCCGGATATTCAAATAAAGAAATACATGAAATGCTGTCAGCACCTGTCGGACAAACACAACGGTCTACATCAAGCTACACATTCAGTATCACAGAACCGACTTTTCATAAGAAAGGTGTTATAAGATACAAGAATAATGTAAATCTTGCTAACTATGTAGAGGAAGACACGCTTATATGGGGTGGACTGCATACTAACATTCTTGAACTATCCGCTACATATCACGGTGTTACACAGACACTGTTAGGTTCAGGTGCGTCGGTTCAGACAGGCATGGGTCTTACTTTGAACGGTGATACATTAGTCAGCAAAGACAACCGTCAGAACTCATATGCTGCTACTGTGGACTCTATGTATTCAGCCGGCAATGCTTTAAATAATCTGAATGCAATATCAACTCAATTTAATACAAACCTGCAAGTGACTATTGTCGGAGCTACGCACATATACAAAGTCAGCGACCAGGTTAAAATAATAGTATACACCGGTGGAACTTTAAATCCGATTACAGGTTTATACACCGTGCTTAAAGTGTCACATAATATTACAGGAACAAGCTATCAGACAACTCTTACTGTGATGCGTCTTAATATGACATCCGCTAACAATACAGCAAGCATGGTCAGTGGATACACAAACACGACTAAGAAAAACGGTGTTCAGTCTGCATCAAAACAGACATCGGGTCCTTTAAATCTCGGACAGCCGTTCCAGCACATTGCTAACATTATGAAGAGAGGTAATGTATAAAATGCTAAGACGAATCGGATATGTGGAAGCAATCGACTGGAATGAGAACACAGCTAAGATAAGAATACCGAATATTGACGGATTTGATGAATCTGAATATGCTGATCCGGATTTGATTCTGCTGTTACAAAGCCGCCCGTCGACGGCACAGCTGGACACAGCAGATATTCCGTATCATTTGCAGGGACTCAGAGTTAAAGATGTAGTGTATGTGCTTGATTCTGAGGATGAGGGTGATCATCTTGCAATAGTCGGATTCTACGGTGGTACATATTAAAATACGCAGAGGTGATTGATTTTGTTTACAAACTCATTTTCATATCCGAACCTGTTCAATGCCTCTACAGGCAGATGTGATCTGAAAGAAGACTATGCCAGTATTCTTAACAGAGTCGGATTGCTGATACAATCGTACAAGAAAGAGGAGTTTCTGTTTCCGAATTTCGGAACTTATTTTCCGGACATTCTGTTGTCATACAACAGAGAATCTACAATTGAAAAGGCTAAAGAGAACATAAAAGCAGGTATTGCTGAATTTGAACCGTTTGTAGACAGCAGACAGATTGAGATTGCTGACATTTCAAACGGTGATCCTAATTATATTAAATTACAGGTAACACTGATTCTTGATAAGGATTTCCGTGAAATCGCGGGTACAGTTACCTGGAGTTGGGACGAGCGAGGTGCAACAGTATCATGAGGTATACATCAAGAGATGTTCAGAGTAATATTCAGAATATTATAGAGGACGTAAAGGCTCTTACACATATATGGGAACCTGGATCAGAAGCTGACCCAGGAATGATTTTATTAAAAACACTTGCAGCAGAGGTAGACCTGCTGTCATTCAATCTTGATACACAGGTCGATGAAATGTATATGCAGTCGGCTACTCAGATCAAGAGTATACGCCGGCTCGGTGTAGCTAACGGATATACTCCGGGATGGTACAGAGCACCTAGAGTACTGCTTACTATAGAAAATATGGGAAAAGTCAATGAGGACGTCACACTTGATTTTACATTGCCGGAAGCACGTAACAATCAGTGTTATGCAAGTACCAATGCACTTGAAGACCTTACGGCAATTCCGTATTTTATAATTCCGGCATCGGATATCATATCCAACTCAGACACACTCACACTACATTGCAAGGATATAGACGGCAATCCGCATTATTCCGGCAGAGGACTCAGAGATGATATCGGCATGCGTGTAGCAGTTCAGGGCAGTATGAAGAACATCATCATTAATCCGCAGATGCTGGTTTCACAGGATAATTCTGTAAACTCACTTACATACAGAATGCCGTCACAGAACATCGATGGTTCTTTAGTATGGGTTCAGGAACTGAGTGCGACGCTTGATCCAATAACAGACCGAAAATGGCTTCGGGATACCGGTTCTAACTTTATTGAAAACGACAAGTCGAGATTTCAGCTGTCTATTGATGATTATAACAACGTAGTTATCGTATTCAACAATCATATCAATGAAACAGTAGCAGCGAACAATGTGCTTAGAGTGTATTATATTGAAACTTACGGAGCCGCCGGTGAGGTAGCTAAGAATGTTATTTCGCTGTCATCCCTTTCAGAGACTGAACAGCGAATTCTTGCAGTTACACATCCGGGTAATACGTTAGACATGCCTGACGGCAGTGCTCTTACAGGACTTACGCCGCTGACAGCTAAAGAAGCTGCTGCCGAAGCTAAGAACTGGGTCAATACTACAGACAGCATAATCACTCTTAAAAACTTTACAGCGTGGATCAGACGTCAGCCGGGTATTGATACAGGCATAGCTGTAGACTGTCAGAAAGCACTTGAAATAAACTGGGCATACAGATTTTCAGAAGATATGGAACCGACTTTAAAACCGCTCAAATATCTTTATCCAGGTAATATGTCCGACGGTACTGATTTTCCGGCACAGACTAACTCAGCCGGAGTTATGATCGACCCGCTTGCAGACAGTGATTTTGATTTTCCGCATGAGTTCAAGACAAACAGCCTTTTATGGTACTGTGTGTTTAATAACTTTATCGAAACATGGGATACCGGATATCGTAATGCTGAGGGACGTATGTGTACCGTCGACGGCACCGCAGAATGGGACGGTGCTACTGCTGAGTGGAACAATGAAATGCTGGACGTTTCACGTCCGTACAGACGGTACAGACCGTCCAAGGAGATACGTGAAATGATTCGTGCTAAATATAAAGACACATATAATCTTACAGCAAAAGTCGATTTCGGATGGCTCCGTGTGTTTGAGTGGAGTGTTAACGGCATTATCTGGACTAAAGAACCGATTACTAAAGATGAAGAGTCAGGACTTATTGACAATGTTCTGAAAGCCCTGAGAGTGCGTTTTCATGCATCCAACATGGATATAGGAGAACTTCCGAGACAGATGGACATCGTCGACTGCGTAATGTCAGCTGACGCACGTATACGTTATTTTGATGCCGGACTTTTAAATGAACCAATGATAAACTGGGGTCCTGTACGTGACTATACCGGCAGAGTTGCCGATGCAAGTATTACCTATGATATCAGCTACTTTAATGCTATCAGTTTTGCACGTTTTATTGACGGTGATACTGAACATTTCTTAGATCAGGCTACCGGCAAGTACAACATGCAGTCTAAGATCAGCGTAGCAACTGAGTGTCTTATCAGACAGAACGGAGTGAGTCCGGTATGATGAAAGCTGAAAGAATGATTCCGAATATTTATGAACAGAGTTCAGATATGCGAACAGTCTGCCGGTTGTTCGATGCCGAAGCTGAGATTCTTGAATATTACACGGATCACATACTTGACTGTTACTCACCGGAACACTGTCCGGATCATCTTGTAGAGGAACTTGCTGAACATATCGGTTTTAAGTATCAGGATTTAAAAACGCTCATGTATAACAGAGTTGTTTTAAAAAATTTTATCAAATATCTGATACGATACAGAGGCAGTGCTACAGGTATCCGAAATGCTGCAGCTATTGATATCAGATACAGACAGACTCTTGAAAAACAGGTGTATGACCCAGATCAGCATAAGTCAGTTACGGTTCAGATACCTCTGCCGATGATTTACAATGAAGCTATCGATGTCAACAAAACATGGATCGATACAGATGCTGATGCTGGCATTATCTATCTGTTTATTGTAGTCGGCAATTATTTTAAATCATACACAAGCGGCATGAGTGACGCTGAGCGTGACGCTCTGTACGAGGAACATATGCGTAAACTGCTTGACCTTGCATATTTACAGGAGTATGTACGTCCGGTCGGCATGTATCTGCTGCCGATGGTCGCACGTAAAGTTAATCCTCATTCCGATTTAACTGTTAAAGCAGTGCGTATTCCGGAGAAAGAACTGCATCATAAAAACAATGTGTTCGGTATTCCAAACGCATCAATGACACATAAATATGACCGTATGCTGTTTGCTAAGACCGAGAACCCGGATGATGAACTTGATATTCAGCCTCCGTGGGTGCGTACATTATATCACAGTCAGCTTGCAGGGCGACTTACAACACGCTATTTTACAGCACCTGTAATGCATATTGAAGGTAAATTTCTATATTACGATCACGACGAGCTGCTTAATGTATATGAAGATATAATTGAACAGAGAGGCGGTTATAAGATCGGTGATGCCTTGTACAACCCGAACAGAACTGACTTAAGTACACCGAATTACACATACGGTGATGAACTCAATGATGGCACTGTTCGTCACGAACCGCTCACTATACAGGAAGCTGACAAAGAACAAATCACACAGTGGCCACTTAACTATGTTGACAATGTCGGTTTTCCGGAAGAACGTGTCTATGAACTTGCAGAAGATGTTGCTTATCCTGTACAGACAAGTCCCGATTCAGAATTTCCGATTTATCTTGATACACGTGCATCCGGTACATCAGAAGCGACTCTGCTTAATACAGAGGACTCTTACACTATGTCAGGTGAGGATGACAGAGAACTTGCAATACTTAGCCGTACATCGACAGGATATCTTAAAGATTTCTATACAGGAACACATCAGGATACTCCTGCAAATCCGGGTGACGATGATGACGGTACTAATAAGAACCTTATGCTGAATCTGTACACGGTTAACAGTGAAGGACAGTCTGAGTATACAGGTGCATCTGATGTTCAGATTTCCGGTAAAGTTACACGTCCTTCTGATGTCGTACCTTATAATCCTGAAACTAACGACGGTCCGTTCGGTGAAGACCTGTACATTACAGTTACAAATCCGTATGAGGAAGATGAAGATCTTATACCATAATTTACGACATTTTCTTACAAACCTGAATACCATATAGCCTTGCTAAACAAAAACCGACAATTTGCAGATATTGCAGTTGTCGGTTTTTGTTCTGATACTTGATTTTTCTGAGCGGTTATGTTATAATATACATAGTGTGAACGGTGGGCAAGATCCGTAGTTATATTTTGACCATGCAAATTCAAGATTATGATTTGGGTTGTTTCCGTAGCCGTCCACACTCGCTTTTTTAACTTTTTGTTATGTTGTGTATTACAAAAAGCCGACAAGTCACTTTTCACAGTGTCCTGTCGGCTTTTTGCTATTATTGATTCAAAAGGTAGAAAATATCTAAAATAATTACAGAACACTACGTCCAGCCGCTACTGGCTCTACGGTAAGTTCCTGTTCAGTAATTCCGAAGTCATCGTGTTCTCGGATGAACTCTGTTTTCACGTCGTCGATGTTACGTTCTTCGTCGTCACCGACAGCTATGAGCGGTATTGATATAAAGTCATAGTATCGGAATATAATTTCAAAACATGCGTGCGTATCACGCTGTTCTATGAATGTCACGTCGATGTCGTAATCACGTAAATCAGCATTAGGATACAAATTCTGCATGTGTGTTTTAGCTTGTTTCTCAGCCGATTTCTTATCTGTAGCAAGCTGCATTATACTACGGCTGAATTCTATATAATAAGTTTTACTCGGATACATAGTTCTCTCTGCTTTCTCAAATCGTTAGTTCGGTAGGATCATTGTCGATTTTAAACTCAATGTGAGGTGTTTTCTTAAGCTCTATTGGTTCGTCATCATTCTCAAAATATAAAGTAATGCTGTCGTTATCTACTTTAAGCATGTCAATAAAACAGTACGTTGTCTGTTGGTTATCAGGGTATATTAGTTTAACTGTCATCGTGTTTTCCTCAAATAATATTTAAATGTGGTATGTTTCTATATGATAAGAATCACGCCAACGGTCGAAGTCCAAATCCGGAAACAGTTCCTGAAATATTAGAATTATCTCATTTGCAGTGAGATATTCAACTACGTAGTACGTGAACATAATTTTAATGTCTACACGGTAGTCATATTCTGACATATCAAGTTTGACGGTTCCAACTGAGATTTCTATTGTGCATTGTTCCCCGTTATCGAACTTTATATAATTATCAGACATCGGAGGGTATACATCGTCTGTTGCATATTTCCAGGCAATTGGATAGAGTTTTCTGAACTTTCGTAAAGCCTGGTCGACGGCATGGTCTTTATCTGAAGCATCAACATAGATTGACTTTACAGTAGTCAGTAGTGTCGGATATAAGAAATCAGTACTCATTTAGTTTCACGCTCCTTGTGTTTCTATTATAACATATAATTTCTGAAAATTCGAAGATAATCGTTCAGATTCATCCGCTTTGTTATAATAAATATATATGAGAACGAACTAAGAAAGGAGCGTGACTCCATTTTGACTGATATACATGAAAATGCCAGACTTACGCATAACGTTCATGTAGTTGTCGGCAAGCCAAGACCGGACGGCAGTATTGAAGTGTCTACCGACCGACGCTATAAAAACACAGCAACACGTCTTATGACACAGAGTCTTGCTGAGTTTTTAGCCGGCAGTGAACACACATATAACCGCAAGCACGGCAGACCTAATTTTATAAGCTTTGGTACTATGGGTATTGAACGACAGCCGGAAAATTCAGAAGATACTGCACATGTTGAAGAAAGCTTTGATGATCCTACTGTAGACCCGGCTGACCGTACTTTTCCGTGGTATGAGTCAACATCACTTGCATTGTCAGATACCTGCGGTGCTATTAATATTGATCCGACAACTAAACGTAACATACATTTCTGGAATCCACAGTATGGCTGGGGCAGACCTTATGCATCTCAGCAACCGTATTTCGAAGGTGAACTTTGTACAGAGGGTTATGTCAACGGTGTAAAGCTGAATGAACCGATTGTCAAACGTCCTCCGATATTAAGAGCGGATGTTGTAACAGATTGTCCGCAGGATTTAGAGTACGGTGCTGACGGCTACGCATCTACTGTAATATTTTATGGCTATGCTTCAGTAAACTGGGTCAATAGCATGATGCATCCAACTTATAACAGTGCACCTGTCGGACCACAGCTTGAAAAAATGGCTATATCTGAGTTTGGACTGTTTGAAAAATCAAACGATGATCCGAACGGTAAATATACAATGTTTGCGGGATTCAGAGTGCCGAGTGCTGATGATATTTTGTACGTGCATCCGGATGAAGTTATTCTTGTAGAATGGAGAGTTACGATTCGTGCTCTTATGACTACAGAACAGGTTGTAGGTACTGATAAACACGGCATTATCCCGGCAGCGATTACAGTTGTAGCTGAATTGCTTGGACCTGAACAGGGCAGTACTTTAAACAGAGTTCAGTTCAGTGCTACAGTAACAGCTTCGCAGCCTGATAAACAGGTTGATCAGACTGTCAACTGGACACTTGATACAGTGCCGTCATCGTCAGATACACACCTTGTAACGCAGGATGACGGAACAGCTATTCTGTATATAAGTCCGAACGAGTCAGAACCGTCACTGCATGTAACAGCAGCGTCGGCATGGAGTGCCGATGTTAAATCTACATCTGTAGTAGTTACAAGCATTGTATCTGATTACGTTAAAGGTGTTAAGCTGTCAATTGGCAACGTCAGTGAATCCGGTACAGAAATCACTATGTATGCGACAGTTGATAAAGTCGGTAATCCGTCAGTTGCTGCATATTGGACACTCAATGGTGTTGACGGTGCACTTGATGAAGGAACAACACTCAGTAAATACACAACTACAGATGCATCTGATCCGACAGTACTTACAATATCACCGAGTGAACAGTGTCGTAAACTCAAAATCACTGCTTCTTCAGTTGCTGATCCGACAAAGGCATCGGAAACAGTTATCTTACGTGTAGGACAGACAGACGGTTCATACACGATCAGTGACTTTACTGTGCTTACAGGCTAAGACCAAACCAAAAAATAATTTTGTACGTCTTAGAACGATAAATAAAATAGGTGTTTACAAAGTTTTACTGTATAATTTTGTAAACACTTTCGAGTTATAAATATTAGAGAGGGGGTAAACAATATGGCAGTTAAACCTTCCGCTATTACAGGAGCAGGTACAGAAAACAATCCTTATGTGATACATAACTATACTGAATTAAAATGGTGCTGTGAGGATGCTGATGCTGTTCCGGAAGGGCAAACTAAACTAGACTATGTATATGTTAAACTTAATAATGATATTGATTGTAGCACGTATGGGATGAGTTTTCGTTGGATTATAGATTGTGATCACGCTATAGATCTTAATTTGAATAATAAAACTATTGAGAATTTTTATATACATCGTAATGGGTATTTGTTTTCAGTCCCAGGCACAGTACGCAAATTATCAGTACACGATGGTAAGATATTGAATGTTTATGGAGATTGGATAAGTCGCTCAGTAAGTGTAATGAATATAACCGCTAATTCTGATGATTCAACAGTTACATTTAAAAATATATCCATGAGCATTGATGCAACTAACTTTTCTGCTTCACAGACAGCATTATGTTCTGGTTACCCTAATCGTCTAACTATGACTAATTGTACAATTGACTTTAAAGGCACAACTACTACCGTAGTGTCTTTAGTGAGTTCTGCTAGATTGTTTACATGCGATATCCACGTGGATATAGTAACTACCAATACTGCTGCTTATTTACTTAGTGGATCTTCATCTTATATGGGCTATGCACTAAATTGTCGATTTATGGGACGAATACAACTGCGTACTATTACAACCACATCGTATGGTGTGTACTACTGCCAAGTACGAAATTGTGTTTTTGATGTAGAGATACTTTCAACTACGACAAGTACATCAACTCCTTCATTTGTGTATGGCGGTGGTGCTGTAGCATATAATTATGGTATTTACAATGCTGATAAAGTCCCTAATTATAATTTTAACGGTACTAATTATATAGCATGTACTACAGCAGATATGGACATGCGAGTTAATCCAAATGCAGACATAGTATTACAGGAAAAAGGTTTTGATGTTATAAAAGGCTAAATTACCCTATTATAAATTAGAAAGGAGTGAATTTTATGGCAGAGAAACCATCAGCAGTTACAGGTACAGGTACAATTAATGATCCATATATTGTGCACAATTACGATGAAATAAAATGGGCTTGCGAGGACGCTGAAGCTATTCCCGAAGGACAGACTACCGCTATACCTGTTTATTTAAAGCTGAATAATAATATAGATTGTCAGGAGTATGCTCAAGATTTTGAATGGGAAATTACATGTCAGCATGCTTTAGATATTGATTTGAACAATAAAACTATTAAGACATTCTATATTGTAGAACGTTCCTATATGTTTATAATACCAAGTGCTGCTGCTAATTTCAGTTTGCATGATGGCTCGATACTCAATATTTATGGTAATTGGTTTAATCCCTCTAGTGCAATTTTCAGTTATGCACATAACGGAACCAACGCTTTGTCTATTACTAATGTATCAATGAGTATTAACATATCACAGTTTTCAAATACGAATGGATGTATTGTATACACTACTACAAGCGACACGACATCTAAACAATTTACAAACTGTGCTATAACTTTAGAAGGTGTGCTGAATTCATCGTGTAATAGTTTATTTTATGCTTGTGGACTGTTTACATGTGATATTATGTGCAATGTAGCTTTTAAATCTATTAATTTTATACCAATTGTGGGTTGTGTATTACAAGATTGTAGATTTCAGGGTTTAATTGATTGTAGTGAAGTTATAGGTAACTGGGCACAAGGTTATTTTGGATATAGCACTATAGCGCGTAATTGTGTATTTGATTTAGAGATGACTATCTCATCTTCATGGACAAAGACTATAAACTTCTTGCAAAATACAACTTCTATTTACAATTATGGTATATACAACAGAGACAAACTACCAGCTAATTATTTATTCGACAACACAACTTACATTGAGTGTACAACACAAGATATGGATATGCGTATAAATCCGCATGCGGATGTAACTTTACAGGGGATGGGATTTGATGTTATAAAGGGGTGATAAAATATGGATCAGTGGTATATTCTATATGACATCCCTTATCAAAAAGACTTTGTAGGTTACTATGAATTACAAGCTATAGACGACGAACAGTGGTATATTCTTAATGATATCCCTTATCAGAAAAGGTTCAAAGCCTTAGCTGACATTACAGAACATCCTGTACACGAAGGGATGTGGAAGATACTCACTGACATTCCTTATCAACCGGACTTCGTAACATATTACGAATTACAGCCACTAACTAATCAAGTATGGTACATTTCTACTGATATACCGTATAAGAAAGAATTTCCACAGTTACCGGAGATAACAGATCATCCGTTACATGAGGGTATGTGGTGCATTCTCACTGATATACCTTATCAGAAAGATTTCCCATCTTATCAGGAATTACAACCTTTTGATGCTAGCACATGGTATATTCTTAATGATATACCATATCAGAAAGATTTTCCAACATTAAAAGGCATAACAGCTACACCGTCACATCCAGATAAATGGCATATTCTTACGGATATACCGTATCAGTCACAGTTTCCAACATATTATGAATTACAATCATGGAGTGATGATTGGTACATCTTAACTGATATACCGTACAAGAAAGAATTTCCGGAACTGTCTGATGTAGACGAAACACCTCAACACTCTGGACAGTGGTATATATCATTTGATATTCCGTATCAAAAGCCGTTTGTAGCTTATTATACGGTACAGCCTTTACCAGAACAATGGTATATTCTCACTGATATCCCATACAAGAAAGAATTTCCTAAAAGATATGACATAGACGCTGTACCGAAGCACAAAGGCTGGTACATCTTATATGACATACCATATCGTAAGGAATTTCCACCATTATATGGTATTGATGCTATACCAAAACACTATATACCTAAATACTATATGGTTGTAGGTGTTGGTGCTATTGGACGCTGGCAAGTACGTAAATGTCGTGATGACGATACTGAAAACTGGCAGTTAATAGAAGACCTCGGACCACCGTCCGCAGTATTATCAGCATGTATTGAAGCTGACGGAGATTTCGACTATATAGCCGGAAATGACAGCATCACTTTAACAACTACAGATACACCGTGGATGGCTGTTATAACTACTACTAAAAAGCTGTATGTAAAGCAAGTATGTGCTGATATAACAACAGCTATTCTGCTTGATACAGGAGTTGAACAGGCATCACTTTGCAGAGGCTGGAAGTCAGACAAATACAGTGTAGACAGCGGTTTAATATGTGCATACAGAAAAGCGAACGGTGTTTACGCTAAGGTGTATAAAAAAGTCAACGGTGAGTATGTATGGGAAACCTTACCGCAGTTACTGTATGAACCAGTTGATTATGTAGAAGTCAAGAGATTAAACGACTACAGAATCGGTGTTTATGTGACTAATCCGAACAGGCTGCTGCTGAGTGAGAGATTCTATATCGGCGGCACTAGTAAGACTGAGTATATCAGTGTTAAACTTAAACCATGGGCTAATGTATGTTCATTCAGCATGGTTGGAGAACCAGCAGAACAGACTTTTAAAGTTGAGAGATGCTGGATGGAAGAAAATACTAAAGTGCGTATGCACTGTAATTATCCGATAGTAAGTTATGATCCTACGTATCCGAATTTGACTTTAACTGACGATTATAATTATAGTAAGTTAGTTGAATACTACATACAAAACGGAGATTTGGTCTGTATACTCGATAAACCTAAATACTCTAGTTTTAACACTATCCGAATCGTTATTCCGGGTATTAACCATATTCTGTATCAGATTACTCCACAGTTTAAACGAACGATTCCGGGTAATCAGTATGCTGTTGAGAATCCACCGATTGCTGAGTATATTGATGTACAATTAACCGCTACGGTTGGTGTATTTAAAGCCACTCAAAAAATGGAATATAAGCAGAAATATGATACGGAACATATTAGTGTTAGTTTAGCTTCTCAAGTAGGTACATTCTGTATTACTGAGTTAGGTAAAAAATCCTATACATACAATATAGAAAATATTTCTGTATCCTTATCAGCATCTGTTGGTGCATTTACAATGACACAACAAGGTGACTTACCTATTTAAAGGGGTGAATATAAATTATGCAGACAAACATCGGTGTAACAATACATAATAGGTTTGATGTTGTGTTGACTGATGCAAAAACTGGTGAAGTAAAGCAAACAGCTAAGGCTGAAAATTTAGTATGTAATACATTCATACCGTATTGTGCTATGGGAGAGATGATTACTTCTCAATATAACCGAAACCAATCAGGTATGCGTTCCATAGTATTAGGTACAGGCACAGGCACACCGGCTGTAACCGACACACGTATGTTTAATCAAATCGCATCTTATGTTGGTATTCCCTATAGCCCTGGTTGGACTCGTACTCGTATTGATGCACATACGAGTTCATTTACAGCTACCGTCACCGCAAATGAAAACACTGCGAATGGTAATTTAACGGAAATAGGATTAGGCGAATCTCATTCATATGATTCTGAGACCTACGGTTGGGAGAATGAGGCAGTAGGTATATATACTCATGCATTATTTACAGATAGTGAGGGTAATCCAATTACCATAATTAAGACTAATGCAGATAGATTAACTATTACTGCTACTATATATGGAACTGTAACTACCAACAATTCCGGTAACTCTTTATATGTACTCACAAATCATAGAAATATAAATAGTAGTAAAATATCTTGTGATCCACGAATTGATTACGTACAAGGTGATGATGTATACAACACATACACTAATAGTATATTAGGAAAAATTAATAACTCGGTTGACTCGTTTGTGTACGCTTATCCTTTCACAGTACCCACTTATGCTGCAAGACCTATTATTGATTTAGGCGATACAACGGTTACTAAGAATACAAGTACAAGCACAGTTCGAGGTACTACAACAAAGCGTATATTAGCAGATAATGGTAATTTTAAATATCCAACTACTACAATAGTTCGTTCATTTGCATGTAATGCTATTATGGTATGTTTACCAAATGCTTCGGTGTACCCACCAAGACAGCTTACACTGGATAAAATAGCTGATGGTGTCACTACTGATTTTAATTTTGGTATACCAGAGTTAAATACAAATAATGTAGAAGTATACATTAATGATGTTTTACAAGCGAGCAACACTTACACATTTAATGGACGAGATTATACTCATATTCAAGGTTGGAAAAGCTATGATACACTTTATTTAGACAGTTTCGATTATTCTTCAATTCAATATAATTCGGGATCGTATAGTAATTACCATAAATTAGCTTTCCCTGTATTTATAGGTCCAACTGATAATTATTCACGTAGTGTCAGTGCTACAGAAAAGGGTATATTTATATATGATTTTAAAACTAATTACACAATATCAGCCATTGGAAAATATCTTCCTACAGGTGTTTACACATATAGCACTCCTACAAAATTTGTCCCTAAAATATATTACAGTAACGATAAAGAAACATGGACAGAAATAACTGGCTTATGGGATAGTGTTGATGCATATATAAATGCAGACAACATAGGCAGTAGTAACCCATATAAGCAAATCACACCGGTGTCAGCACGATATTGGAAAGTAGAAAACCCTGTAATTCGTATTGCTAGTAATGAAAGTTCAACAGAGCGTTATCAATTATGCTGTTCAATAGCTTTTGATGATCCAAAACCACAATTACATTTCAATACAGCACCACCGGCAGAATCGACTGTTAGAATAAAAGCATATTGTGATTATCCGATTAAAAATGACAAGTGGATTATAGAACCGGGTATGACTTTTGATTTAACCATTGCAAGGACATCATAACGCAAGACCTACCAAACATCAGTTTCGTCCATTAAGAAAGGCACTATATGAAACGAGATCTTATAGAAATCGAATCCTACTGTCAGAACAATGACTGTTGTTCCGGCTGTCCTTATGAATATGAATGTTTTGAGTGTTATTTGTTACTCGGTTTCATGCATCACAAAGACTGGATGCAACATTTTACATGTGTAATCTACGCTGAAGGTGAGTGACTATTGAAGTTATTAACCATTGTTTTGTTCATAGATTAATGCCTCTAAGGAACATCCTCTACTTTGTTTACTACAGGGTAGAGGATGTTTCTGTTATGTGTTATAATAAATATATAGGCTTTTCAGAACGAAAAATACTGATTATATAAAAGCTATTGTACCAGAAAGGATTGATTTTCATGTATAAAAATAATAGACGCACACATCTTAACTCTGAGGCACATTCTGTTAAAAACGCAGCCGGAGCTGCAATAGTTGCACTCAACAATGCTATGGATGATCTTGATGAACTTGATAACGCAGTTCGTACAGCTTCAGCAGATATGCTGGATATGCATGACGGTAACATCGCTGCGGATTTAGATTATTGTCGTGCAGCATGTGAACTCGGGCAGGAAGTATCAGATGCAATAACACGTATTCTTCAGAAATACTTCGCATAATTTCAGTTATATATTTACACATAAGGACGGTGAACTCATAGAATGTCAATTAAATGCTACTGGCTCAGTAATAACCAAAAAACTGAGTACACCGTTACTTTATTAAAACCGCTCTATGCGTGTTCACTGGAAGATTTCAACCGAAACGCATTTGCAGCATCTTACGATCAGATAAACAATGTCATGTATGTCGGTCAGACGCCGCAGTGTGCGGCTAATGACCGTTCTGATGCTGTATGGTATTCGGCAGATGCTAGTTCTACTGATTTTAGTGATTTATATTTCTGTTCTCAGAACGATACTAAAATATATCGTAGAACAATAGTGATTGCTGTTCCACAGCATACACAAATCACTGAATTTACATCTGAAACCGTGCCAGCTAATGCTTATCTGGTAGCAGACATCGACAGCCTAAACAAGGTGGTGCTTGTAAATTCAGTCAGCTATCATACTGATTATCTGCGTACTGTCCTTGATTTTTCTACACCGCTCAGACATTGTCTCAGTGGAACGGTGTTTAATTACGCTGATGCTGCGGATACACTGACTGACGGCAATATCGTCTATCAGCTGTATCCTGTATATATGTATAGTGTCGATGGACATGCTTTCTTTACACAGAAAGAACCTTACACTGCACCGTATATCAGCACAGACAACAATGTGTGTGGATTTAAATATGGCATAACGTCGTTCTGGGAAGATTCTATTAAACTCTGTCTCGGAATTAATCCAAATACAGCTGAACAAAGTACATGTATTAAGACAGTATATTCTAAAAATATCATAGATTCTGTTTATGGAGATATGTTAAACATATATGATTGTCCGTCACCTGTAAATGCTGACGTCAGACTCAGTATTTACAGTGAACAGGACAGTCCTTCTGAATTGTACTTGCAAAGAGGTGTACGTTTAGACCTTGACTGTTATACAGCATGTGTTTCTCAGTTTGGATTTATATTTGTAAATGACATTACGAATGAAGTCTATGAACCTGCAATGCGTGACGGCATTGTTGAAGGCTATAAAGAACTTGTGCACAAGCCTGTCAAGTTCAGACTCTTGTCTAACAATAATTCTAATAATCAGTTACGAACAGTGCCTCCTGTAGCTGACGTACAGATAAGCAATGAACAGGAATATTACACTGTTGGTACCGGTGTTATCGGCAGATGGCAGGTTCGAAAGTGTTCAATCAATGATCTTGAACACCCGGTTCTTGTAGAAGATTTCGGTGCTAAGCAAGATCTGATAGCAGCTTATCTTGAAGCTGATGGTGACTTTGATTACTTTGCCGGACAGGAGCATCTGTCATTAGTTACTGACGGTCCTCCTTGGCTTGTTGTAATTAGAACGGCTGACAAACATATGTATGTTAAAAAAGTCGGTGCACATATAAGTACAGCTGTTTTACTTGACACTGACGTAGAACAGGCTTCGGTGTGTCGTGGATGGAAATCTGATAAGTATGATGTTGACTCAGGACTCCTTGTAGCTTATATAAAAGCTACTGGTGCGTTTATGCGAGCTTATTATAAGATCAACGGTACTTATACATGGGACACCGTACAGGTGCTGTCCGGAGCTAAGTTTGAACGAATCGAAGTTAAAAGACTCAATGATTTTAGAATCGGTATTTATGGCTACACAAACAGCGGACAGAATCAAGTATGGCTGAGTCCGAGATATTATATCGGAGGTACGGGTAAGACAGAATATCTGTATCCGAGAGCTAATTATGATTTTCTTGTATTCTCCGCTACCACAGAGAACGGTCCTCATGATGATTTAGCAATTACAAATGTTGAATTAAGAAACGGCATTGAATTTTGGGTTCAAGGTAATTATCCGTTCGTGTGGAGAGATACATCATGGACTAAAGAAGTATCAATTACAAGTGAGCCTCCGGCAGGATATGCTATAGACAGCTACAGAGTAGACAGCGGTTATTTTGTGATCCGAATGACAAAGGCATTTACATCGCCGTATGTTTACATCACATTCCGATTAAACTCGCTCAATCGAATACGTTTTAAACGTACTGATCAGAGTATGCCAATCTGTCCTCAACTTGATATTGTTTATGACAATCCGGCAAGAGGATATACTACAGAAACAATGAGTGTAGCTGTTTCTAATGTAACGTGTTCGTTTGTTACTAAGCAAATGGTAGTATATTCGGGGTATCACTCTGAAACGTTGCAGCCGTCAATTACTGCTAATGCTACATTTACAACTAAAGAAATGATAACACATTCTGGTTATACTACAGAAACATTACATCCGGCAATTACAAATGTGACCTGCACATTTACAGTCGAACAATCCGGAGAAACCCCGGTGTAAGGATGGTGATTTTATGAAAATTAATCTAAGTTCAAAATTACACAATAAATTTAATATACAGCTTATTAACCAAGACGGAGAAGTGACTCAGTCTGTTACGGCTTATAATGTAGTTTTAAACAGATACTACACAGATCTGAATAGCAACACTTATATGAGTTTTAACAGACTATATCTGGGCACAGGTACTGGAACTCCGGCAGTGACAGATACGGGTTTATTTTCACAGTTGACATACAAAAACTTTGGATTTTCACAAACAGATGTGAACTATTTAGGTATAAACCAATATTCAATGTCAACATCACTTACCTTTTCAGAAGCAGAAGCAATCGGTCAGATTTCAGAAATAGGAATAGGTAATCAGAGTAATGTTTTATATACACACGCTATGGTTACAGATGCAGAAGGTCATGTGATTTCGATAAACAAAACAGATACTGACCAATTGATAATCACGATCACCGTGTACCTTACACTTACTCGCCCTTCTAATGTTGTTCCGGTGCATAATATAACTACCACAGTTTTTTCTGTGTACGGTGAAACCCCTGCAGCCGCTACAAGTATTACAGCTGGTAATGGCTTAGAAACAATAGTGTGTGCTTGCCTGGGACTTGATGCTAGAATAGCAGATGGTGACATCTATTGTAGTTTGTCTCCGGGCTGTATAGTCGGTGTGTCGTCTGGAGGTGATGGAGTAACTATAAGTACTTCAGTTACCGTTACAGATAATGTTATCCGTAAACAGAGCACTGGTCGAATACTAAGTACTCAGCATAATCTTTCCGGCACATATCAGATATATGGTTTTTACACACCGATAGGATATCTTCCTATGACCAGTAGCATCTTCCCTCCATTATCGTTAACATTGTCACGAACTGCTGATGGTACACAAAAAGCATTTAATTTCGGCATTGCCGAATTAACATCAGATGTAAAAGTATACATTAACGACGTACTGCAGCCTGCAAACTCATACACTTGGAACGGCAAGGATTACTCGATCTTTCAAGCATGGGAGACATGTCATGCAGAATATGTAATTAAAACTCCTGTATGTCTTGATAATAGAGGTAACTACTACGGTTATATGAATGTAAATTATACTAGTCCTATTTTTAATGAATATAAACGATTTGATAATCGTGCATGGGACTATACAGACTTAGTATATGATTTTAAAACAGCATTAACATTTACACGAGCATATAAGCCGTCTGCGTCAACAGCATATAATAATTGGGAGTATTCAAATGACAATACTAATTGGACTACTATTGAAATCCCAGCATCGCCTAATACCAACTATTATGATTTTCCAACACCTATTACAGCACGTTATCTACGTATGCAAACAGGTGTGATTGGGGGTAACTGGTCTAATTCCTATTGGACACCAACACTGCCGGAATTATGTTGTTATAAAGATCAGCTTGTATTTAATACAGCCCCGGCTGCTAATGCAATTGTTAAAATAGAAGCTAAATCGGCTTATCCGATTAAAAACTCAAATTGGATTTTAGATCAGTTTGTACTTGATATGCAGGTAAGTCGTGCTTAATTTTTACAGAAAGGACTGATTTTTCATGACCATCGAAACAACACTCACATTACCGACTACTCCGAATGTGAACACATCGTTCTACGAACGAACAGTTCCGGATCT